GATTTGGCCGCATCGAGAACGGCTAACTGGGGGGGTTGTGAAGCGGATCGGAAAATTTACTATATGGCATGCATCATCGACGCAATTGTTTATCCTTATGGCCATAACACATGCAGGGATCCAGCCTGTAGAGGTGCAGTTTAAAAAAACACCTTGGCACCCTCATAGTCAATAGCACTTGTGCGTAAACGTAGGGAATGATACCCCTCTTCAAGAGGGCCAAAGTATTTGGCGGATACCCACGCCTTCGTGAGGGCATCATCTGAAACGTCGCGGTAGCCAGCCAAAGCGAAATCTTTTTCTGATCCCGTTAGGAAGGCTGCTTTGACATTCCCTAATCTAGCGATCTCACTTGCCAAGAACTTTTGTGCAAATGGGAACGCTGTCGTGGACAACTTTAAACCAATACATGTTCCCTTATGAATTTGGTCAAGGGACGCATGAGTTGGAGGTTTGCAATAACAACCCAACTTTGATAACAATCGACCTATTTTGGGAACCATAACCACTCCTGATTGCCAAGGTGCAAATCGATTCGAACAGAATTCTGAATCAAACACACTCTTATGGGTCTTGGCAACACACTTAAACCCAAGATTACGGAATCCCAATGCCCAAACTGGTTCGGGGATAGGGATTTTTAAAAAAGACAAGTTGTCGTCACCCAGGACTATCATCTCCACTATCTCCAATGTACGCTCTATTGAAAGATTAAAGTGTTCGGAAATTATGAATAAATGAATCATAATGTTGAGAAGAGAATTGGCCCAGGCCGTCCACGGATCCCCCGACTTCCTACCGCCGGGGGTCCAAAATTTAATACCATGGGCCGAACGACCATGGGTTTTAATGTTAGCACGAAACAACTGCAACCATAATGGCGGTGCTCCAAACTTCCGAGCCATCCATAGCAGCAATTTTTCCAACCTGGGATGAATAGAATTATCCCACGCACTAACATCATTTTCGAGGACAGACTGAGCAAACTTGTTTGCCCAATCGCCTATCTCTGTTGCCGTCATGCCTATTGCGACGCATA